TGTTTAAGCCACAAGGCAACGCTGGAGCATCCGCACCACAAGCAACACCAACACCTGCACAACCGGCACCAACCGAACCGGTAAATCAAGCGCCGACAGCTCCGGTAGATAATACTGCACAAGTACAGGCAGAATTAAATAAACGTAACGCCGACATTAAAGCCGTATTTGCGCCGTTTGGCACAGCTCACAGTGATTTGTTGGTGGAGTGTTTGGGTGATTTATCAATTACTCCAGAGCAAGCCAAAGACAAATTATTAGCAAAACTTGGTGCAGGTACAACCCCAAGCGCAACCGCAACGCCTTATGCAGGTAACGGCAACATCGTTGGCGACAGTGTGAAACAATCTTTGTTAGCACGTGCCGGTATCGACAAAGACAAAACAGACGCCAAAGACAACGCATACAACGCAATGACATTGCGTGAGCTTGCCCGTGCGTCATTGGTTGATCGTGGTATTAGCGTGTCCGGTCATAACGCAATGAGCATGGTTGGCTTGGCATTTACCCACTCAAGCTCTGACTTTGGTCAAATCTTAATTGATGTGGCGCACAAATCCTTGCTTAAAGGTTGGGAAACTGCGACGGAAAACTTTGATCAGTTTACCTCTCGCGGCACATTAACCGACTTCCGCGCGGCTAAACGTGTTGGTTTGGGTGACTTTGGCTACTTGCCTCAAGTCGGTGAGGGTGAGGAGTACACCTACGGCACAATCGGTGATGAGGGCGCTAGCGTTGCATTAGCGACTTACGGGCAATTATTTGCAATTACCCGTCAGGCAATCCTTAATGACGATATGCATTTACTCACAAAAATCCCTGAAAAAATGGGACAAGCTGCACGTGCAACAATCGCTAAATTAGTGTTTGCGTTATTAACCGGTAACGCGATTGCACAAGACGGCAAAGCGTTATTTGACGCATCTCACAAAAACACTTTAACCGGCGCGGCATTAGACGTAACCAGCATTGATAAAGCGATCCAAATTATGAATGGCTTTGTTAACGCTCGTGGTGAACCGTTGGCGATTGAGCCGGAATTTATGTTGTTGCCAACATCGCTTTACACCCGTGCTAAACAAGTTTTAGGCTCGGCAAGCGTTGAGGGCGCAGATGCTAACTCAGGCATCATCAACCCAATCCGCGATATTGTGCCGGCGCTTAAATCTGCACGTTTACAAGTTGCCGATCCAAAATCTTGGTACTTAATCAACAAAGAGGCTATTGAGGTCTCCTATCTTGACGGTATCGACACCCCGTACATTGAGCAACAAAACGGCTTTACCGTTGACGGTGTATCTACCAAAGTACGCATTGATGCCGGTGTTAACGTGATTGACTACCGCGGCATTGTAAAAGTTACCAATAAGTAACTTAATCCACCATAAATAACGACCGCACTTCGGTTAAAAGTGCGGTTTTTTATTATCAAAATTAAAGGATCATTAAATATGGCTAAAAATTACGTACAAGACGGAAACACTGTGCGCTTTACTGCCGCTACCGCCGTAAAAAGCGGGGATGTGGTGATGTTAGAAAATCTTGTTGCGATCTCGGTATCTGATGTTGCTCAAGGTGGTGTAGGCGTTGGCTTAACTACCGGTGTATTTACCGTTAAAGCAAAAGCGGCTGACGACATCAAACAAGGTGCGATCGTTTACTGGTCTGCGACTGACGGCGCAACAACTACCGCAGGCACTAACAAGCGCTTAGGTATTGCATGGCACGCAAGCGGTGCAACCGTGGACACTGTCGATGTCAAGATCAACGCTTAGTCCGTTTGATAACGCATTAGCACAGGCGGACAAAGTCATTACTGACGTGATGATGTCCGTCTATGTTATCAACGGCAAAGAATACAAAGCGGTGCTTGATGAGACACCGAAAGAAATGGAGCCGATGAATGGTGTTTACCGTACGTTGACAATGTTTAAATCCTCCGGTTACAAGCCTAAAAAAGGGGATAAAACAACCATTAATGGCGTTGATTATGTTGTTACTGGGTTTACGTTTAACAGCGGCACTATCATGCTCCAGTTAGAGGAGGATGCAAGTTACTGATGGCAATTAATGACGACATCGAAAAAGCGAAGAAAGCCTTATCTGACATTGATAAAAAAGCAGTACCTCAAGCCATGGCACGCACGATTAATAACATTGCTGCTAAAGTGATGGTTAGATCTGTGATTGAGACCTCAAAAAAGGTTGATGTACCAAAGCGCCTAATTAAAGGTCGTGCGAAACTTGAGAGAGCTAAGCCAAGACGACTTAGTGCATTTATCCGTGTAAATCGTGGCAATCTCCCGGTTATCCGTTTAGTAACAGGCGGAGGGCGATTTGTGCGCCGTGGCGAAAATAAGGGGCAGTTAAAGATCGGGGATCGTCTTTACCCTCGAGCATTTATCCAAAAACTTAAAAATGGACGAGTGCAAGTGTTACAACGGCAAGGTAAAGATCGCTACCCAATCGATGTAGTCAAAATCCCACTCAAAACCCCACTCACCGAATCATTTAACGCCGAAGTGAAACGGGCCTACGAAAAGGATATGCCGCAGGAATTACGCACTCAGCTAATCCGACAAATCCAAATAGTGGTTAAAAAATGAAAATCCACTCTAAGATAAGACAGGCGGTCATTGACGCATTACGACCGCACCTCCCAAAAGTTAAAGAGTTTAGCAATGGCAAGCCGTCATTTACCGATATTGAGAGCCAAAGCCCCACTGTTGCAGTGTTTATTAGCGGAGTCTCCCCTACCGGTTATCTAGACGGTACAATGCAAGCAACACTCCATGTTGCCTGTTTTATGAAATCAGCCGCCCGTGAAGATGACTTGGATAAATTAACCCAAGAAATCTACGAATCGGGCATTGTTGAATCCTCTTTAACCACGCTAACAGAAAACATTGCATTTACGGCATTTGACTACGAACAAGACGAACAAATGGCGACTTGGATAGCGGCCGATTTGCAATACGCTATTACATACGAGGTAGATAATGGCTAAAAAAGACACAATCCCAATGAAAGGTGCCGGCACAATGTTTTATCGTCTTAAAGACGACAAAGAGGCTACCGTAATCCGAAACGATACGATCGCCGCGGCTGAAATTAAAAAACCTGAAAACTGGGATCGCATTGCGAAAATTAAAGAGCTATCCCCCGGTGAAGTTACTGCGGATAGCTACGAAGATAACTATTTGGACGATGCAAACGCCGAATGGAAATCAACAAGCCAAGGCGCAAAATCAGCCGGTGAAACTACATTAACGCTTGCTTGGTTACCTGGTGATACCGCCCAACAAGCATTGGTCAGCGACTTTAACACTGGCAAAAAGAAATATTACCTTGTTGTCTATCCTAACGGTGTGCGTGATGTGTATTACGCTTGGGTGTCATCTTTAGGTAAAACCGTGCCACAAAACGAAGTAATGACCCGTACAGTTAAGCTAACCAATGTCGGCAAGCCGTTATTGGCTGAGTATAACGAGGCTGGAGACTAGTTACTATGTTAAAAAAAGTTAAGTTTGAGTTACGCGATCAAGTGTTGGTGGTATCTGCAATCTCCGCGCTTGATTACCTTGATTATGTTGATTATTTAAACGGTCTAGATAAGCCCGAACCGGTATCGGAAAACGACACCGAGCAGGAATTAAATAGCAAACTCAACAAGATCACTCGCAACAATCTAATGGCACACACTCGCTTGATTGCGATCTCGCTATCGTACGACAGCGATAAGTCTATTGATGACTTACAAAAAGAGCTATTAACCACTTGGACTCAAGCGGATATTTTCCGCGTGCTCGAGGCGGTGCAGGATGTTTGCGAATTTCCGAAAGCCGAACCGCCGGAAGATGAACCGGGCGATGGTGGCGAAAAAAACGCCTAGAGACCGAACTTGACTTTGCTCTAAAGTTGGCGCACGAGTTTAAGCGTGCTGATTATCGACAAATGCTCCGCGAAATGTCTGTCGCGGAGTATTTTTGTTGGTGCAAATACTTTAGCAAACGTCCGTTTACACTTGAGATGTTAGATTACGGCTATGGCACGATAGCAAGTGCGGTTTACAACGTTGCAGCATTAAAACAGGTTGTTACAGCGCAGGATTTTAGTGTTTTACACGCAGTTAATCCAAGCGCAGAAATGACAACGGAAGAAATGATGGATGCGTCTATTGCAAATGATGGAGTATTGAGAATTGGGCCTGATTAGCAATTTAAAAATCAAAATCGAGGCAGAGGCGGCAAAATTTACCGAAGAAATTAACAAAGCCCGTAACTCTCTCAATGGTTTGGGTAAAACTACGGGCGGAATTAACTTAACCAAATTGGCGATTGGCGGTTTAGCTGCCGCCGTGTTGAGTGCCGCGGGTGCGTTTGCGGCATTTTATGCGGCAGGTCAAGAGGGGGTTAAGTTTTACGCTGAGACCGAGCGATATTTGGCACGCACGGAAGCACAATTAAAAGCCACTGGCGCAGCGGTTGGATTTACATCTGACGAGCTTAATGATTTTGCCGGATCGCTTGCCATGAACACCCTCGCAAGTGTAGATGGCGTAAGAAGTGCGATGTCCGTCATGATGACTTATCGCAGTGTGACTGGCGAGACATTTAAAACAGCGATTAAATTAGCGCAAGACTTGGCGGAAGTTTATAAAACTGATGTATCAAGCGAGGCACGCAATCTTGGTCGCGCGTTGGAATCTCCGGCAGAGGCGGTATCTCTGTTAAAGAGTAAAGGCATTGAGCTTACAGAGACACAAAAAGACCTCATCCAATCCTTTGTAGAGAGTGGCGAAAAAGCAAAAGCGCAAGAGATTATTTTGCATGAGCTACAAAAGCGCGTTGGTGGAGCCGGTGAGTCTGTTGCAAGCGATACTGTTGCTGGTGCGTTAGATACCTTAGGGCAGGCAACCGATGAGCTAAAAGAGGCATTTGCAACAGCGACAGGCATTACCGATATTTACAAAAAGTCGGTTAACTGGTTAGCTCAAGCGTTTATCGGCTTAAAAGAGGCAATGGTTGGTCCAAGCGATGTCAAAAAACATATAGAAGACCTAGAAAAATCCATAGATACGACCGAAAAATATTTAGCCAAAGAAAAGGAGCGCGAGAAATTAGAGCGTCAATCCAACCCTTACGGCATGGACTTTGGGCGAAATGATACCGCTATCACGTTAGCGGAGGCGCGACTTGCCGAAGATCGCAAAAAATTAGCGGAGGCAAGAGATAAGTTGTCCAAACAAGAAGCGGAATCCGCTAAAAAACAAAAAGAGGCAGAGGAGGCGAGAAAAGCTCACGAGCTAAACGAGAAAGAGACTGCTGGAGCGTCAACTTTTAGCCGGATTGAAGATAAGCTAAAAAACAGATCCGAAAAATTAACAGCTCAATACGAAAAGGACAAAAAAGCCCTTGAAAATCTTGTGTTGAGTGAAGAAGAAATCCGCCGCAGAGGCTTTGATAATATTGATGCGTTGCGTCAATCCTCCTTAGATAAATTAACTCAAAGCTACAACAAAGAGTTGGCGGATCTCCAAAAAAGTGAGGATAAAAAAAGTGCGGTCAAATCATCCGCTAAAACGAATGATTTAGCGCGCTTGGATATGGCGTATGCTGATGAATTACAAAAAATCACATTAGCCCACCAAGAACGCATAGCGCTTATCGGCAAAATGGCAATCTCTGAAAGAGATGCAAAAGAGCGTGGATTTGCCTCGGCATTGGAATTGCGTAAACATTACCTCGAGCTCGAAAACCAAGCCTATGAGGACGCAATCAATAAGCAAAAAGACAAAATGCGCCGTGATGAGTACGATAAAACGGAAAAAGTGCGGTCTTTTTTTAATGATGTCAGAGGGTCCGGAAACGATCCGTATGTACAAAACAATATTACTCGTGAGGATCAATTAACCAAAGCGCAAGAGCTTTACGATCAGCAATTATTGAGCGTACAGCAATTTGAGGAGGCTAAGGCATTAATTGAGGATACATACAGACAACGCAAAGAGGATTTAGACCGTCAAGCGGTATCGTCTCAGTTAAGTATAGCCTCGTCTTTATTTGATGGATTGGCTGGATTAGCGGAGGTTGCCGGAGGTAAACAATCCGGTGCTTATCGGACGCTGTTTGCAATATCTAAATCATTTCAGATCGCGCAATCAATGCTTAACCTCCATGCGGCTGTGATGAAAGCGATGAATGACCCTACCGCAATTACACCGGCACAAAAGTTTGCCAATATGGCGGCGGTTGCGTCACAAGGTGCTGCGGTATTAAGCCAATTAACAAGTGTAACCCTATCAGGTGCGAGGGCTAATGGTGGTCCGGTTGGTGGTGGTCGTGCTTATCTTGTTGGTGAGCGTGGTCCGGAAATCTTTGTGCCGGGTGCGAGCGGACAAATCACGAGTAACGAAAACCTAAATAAAGCCCTAGGTAGTGGTGGTGGAAATAGCGTTGTGATTAATCAAACAAATAATTTTGATGGTAACGGCGCAGACAATGCGGAGTTAGCCCGCATGGTTGCTGACGCAACAGAACAGCAGGTTTATAAGGTACTCCGAAACGAATCACGCCCTGGCGGAATGATGGGAGGTCGATAAATGGCAAAAGAACGCTTTAGATGGAAAGCCCTTTGGGGATTACCAATAGAAACCGAGCCAAAGATCAAGGAAATTAAATTTGGTGATGGCTACTCGCAGAGAATACAAGACGGCTTAAATCACATTATCTCTAAAGCCACCCTTACAGTGCGTCTAAACAAACGAGACAAAGCAGCTATTGATGAGCTTGAGAGCTTTTTACTGCGGCACGGAGGCTATAAGTCGTTTGAGTGGCTGCAGCCGGGTAAAAAAACGCCAATCTTGGTCGTCTGTCGTAAGTGGACAAGTACAGATAACGGGGTTTATGTTGATTATGAGCTGCCGTTTGAGCAGGTGTTTAATTAATATCCATTGAATAGGATCTCTTATTTTGTAAAAATAGCTTATCTTTACTTAAGGAGATCCTATGGCGATAAAATTTAGAAAGACAATAAAAATCCTACCAGGCGTAAAGTTAAACTTAAGCAAGTCCGGCGTAAGTGTTACAACCGGAATTAAAGGCGCATCTATTAATATAGGTAAAAATGGGGTTTATCGAAATTTAAGCATACCTGGAACGGGTATCTCTAAGCGCGATAAATTGGAATTTTCCTCAAGCAAAGAGGAGGATTATTGCTATCTTGATGTGTTGATTGATTATGTTGTAGATGGACAAGTTGTAACATTAAATGTTGCAATCACTGATTATTACCCGGAAAAAAATGCCATTTGGGGATATTGTGAAGAACTTGAGCAAGAAGCGGTTTTTTACCTGAACGATATACAAAGAGTATTTGATATTAGATCAGGAAAAGATGTTGAAGATGTTGCCGAATATTTTTCGCAGCTAAACCAATCTGAAGATAAAGAGAAAAGTAACAATCCACCGATAGGGAAAATCCTTGTTGTAGCATTTATCCTATTCTTTATTGCTTGCATATTTCTTTTTACAAAAAACTGAAAATTAGCCCCTTGACTACAAAGGGGCTTTTTTATTAGTATGTGTTTCAAGGTCTCAAAAGCCTTTTACACAACGGAATGTTCACCCCGTCAGCGTGATTTTTTTGCATCTAAAATTTGAGTGTTTTTATGTTGATTAGAGAAATGTGTTAGATAAAAAGAAGGCTTATAATGTCTAATAAAAAGTGTAATGTATTCACCTCAAATTTTGGCACACTCCCTTTGCGGTTTACCCTTAAAGACGGTGAACTCTTTGTATCAAAATCAGATTTAACAAAGATTTTCTATGAATTTTACCCTTCAGATTATCGCTATATTGTTGAAGAACTGATGAGTAAAGGCATTACACAAATTATCGGCGATAAATCCGACGTGGTTTCAGTGGTGATTGGAGAATCTAAAATTGGTGCAGCAATTCATTTTCATGCTGTTGGTAATTTGCTTCATTTTTGTAGTGAATTGATTGATGTCGATGATGAAATCCTGCGTAGTGCTGCATTCCAAGTTAGCACCTTTACAACGTGGTACATTGGAACTTTATCAAAAGCCAATAATTATTTCGGCATAACCATTGAGGATACGCTCATGTCAGTGAAGAAACGCTTGGATAGAATCAATCCGCCTTATGTCGTGGAAGTGATGTATGATGTAGAAGATAACATCCCCGCGTGGATTGGCACGTGCGATAAGTTGCATCTTGTCACTGAAGGCCGCACTTATGAAGAATTGCAACAACGCGTATGGGAAATTGCACCTGAAATGCACGAATTACAAGGTTATGGCAGTGAAAGCGATAATATCCGCCTTGCTTTTATCCAAACTGAAAGCCACGCAGATTTCCAACGTTTGGAGATGTAACGATGGGCAGTGGGTATTACGATCAACTTATAAAAATACTCAAGCAATATGGTTGCACATTCTTACGTCAGGGAAAGGGCAGCCATGAAATTTGGAACAGCCCAATTACTCAAAAACCTTTCCCTGTTGCTTATACTATTACCAACCGCCACACAGCAAATGGCATTTTAAAACAAGCTGGAATTGATTCTAAAATCTAATTGACAGTCTTTCGATAAATCAATACACTTTCAATCAAGGCTCGTAACCTTAAAACAAAGCGGAAGTCCGCACCCGATAGCATAGCGGTTTTTTTATGCGTAAAATTCAGAAACCTTGTTTGTTTTATTGCCATTAAACATTCATTACGCATAACCACATCTTATCTATGCCGAGAGGGCGGAGAATAAAATACCCGAAAGGGGAATAATCCCGGCCGTTCTTTGTTTCGGTTTACGAACCTCTTGGCGACCCTATTAGGTCAAATCTTCGTAAAATAAAACAAAGGAGTCAGAAATGGCTAATCAAATCTCAACCCAAACAATTTCATTCAACAATCAGTCATTAATTACCGTTGAACAAAATGGCAATCACTATGTTGCTATGAAGCCTATTTGTGAAAATATCGGCATTGACTGGCGCGCGCAACGCCAAAGAATAGTGAGAGATGAAGTATTATGTTCAACTGTGGTTATCATAACCACAGTTGCAGAAGATGAGAAAAATCGTGAAATGCTATGTCTTCCTATTCAATACCTAAACGGCTGGCTATTTGGTATTGATATTAATCGTTGTAACCCAGAAATCCGTGACACATTAATCAAATACAAAAAAGAGTGTTACCAAGCGTTACATGATTATTGGTTTAATGGTAAGGCTGAACGTAAAACCACGGTAGATGATCGCACAGGCTTACGCAATGCTGTAAATATGTTGGTGAGTAAGAAAGGCTTAATTTATTCCGATGCCTATCATCTAATCCACCAACGCTTTAATGTGGAATCAATCGAAGATTTGACATTAGAGCAGTTACCTCAAGCGGTAGAGTATGTTCACAGAATCGTGCTTGAAGGTGAGCTTATCACTGAACAGAAAAAAGATGAGCTATTCATCCGTGAATTTACAGAGCATGACCTACAACAGCTTGTGTGGGCGTGGTTTGCTTTATTGCGTGGCACCGAGCTTTGCCAAAATCTTCTCCCTGCATTAAAACAAATTGGCTCGCACTATGCCGCACCGGTGCATGATATAGCTTACGAATATCGCAGCACTATTCGTCAGGCTCATAATGTGTTGAACCGCATTACAGAGCAATTTGAATGCGAGCAAGGCAATAACTGGCGCGTATTAAAACATCTTCGAGCCTACAACCCTAAAGCAACAGGATTTCAGTTAGACATTCTATAAAACACAACAAAATATGACCGCACTTTGGAAACAGGGTGCGGTTTTTATTGGAGCAAATATGCCTAAACCACTACCAACAGAAATGCGATCAGATCTGTTTAAACTTGAGCAAGGTGCATTATTAGAGCTGTGGGAAATTGACTTGCGCCATATCTCAAGCAATGCCGATCCTGATGTTAAAGGCGAGATCTACCGTTTTCACAACGGCGTAAGCCAAACTCGATCCAATATTTGGTGGCAAGGTAAAGAGTATCAAGCCTACCCGATAAAAGCAGACGGTTTTGAGATTAGCGGACAAGGGCCAAGCAACCGCCCAACACTTGTAGTATCAAATCTCTACGGCATTGTAACTGGCATTGTTGCGTACTTTGGACAAGGTGTCGGTGGCAAGGTAACACGCCATCTTGTGCCGGCAGAATATTTGGATGCAAAAAACTTTCCGGGCGGTGTAAATCCAACGGCAGACCCGAGACAAGAAAGCGTAAGTTACTACATCATTGAGCAATTAAAATCACTTGATGATGAGCGTGCCGTTTTTGAGTTGGCATCACCTGCGGAAACAGATAACGCAAAAATCCCGTTATTAATGATTACCTCTGATACTTGTATTTGGCAATACCGCTCCCCTGAGTGCGGTTATACCGGTGGTCCGGTGGCGGATGAGTTTGACAATCCAACAAGTGACAAAAAAAAGGATAAGTGCTCACACTGCATAAGAGGTTGCAAATTACGCTTTGGTGAAAATGCGATTTTGCCTTTTGGCGGATTTCCGAGCACGACACAATACGGTAACTAATCATGATTGATGACAAGTTAAAACAAGAGATATTGGCACACGCCGAGCAATGCAAACCGCAGGAATCATGCGGTTTTGTTGTTTTTGACGGTCAGCAAAATATCTACATCCCGTGCGTCAATGTATCGCCCGACCCAATCAATTATTTTGAGATTGCACCGGAAGAATTTATCGCGGCGGAAGACGTTGGAGAAATTGTCGCTCTCGTCCACTCTCATCCCGACAGTGCCGAGGGAAAAGGTTTGCCTTACCTCTCAACTGCCGACCGTGAATGCCAAGTGCGGTTAGATTTGGATTTTTGGTTAGTTGTTGGTGGAGAGATGAAGCAGTTTCGCAACATCCCACCACTCCTCGGGCGGCAGTTTGAAAACAATAAACAAGACTGCCGAAACATCGTATTGGATAGCTATATGTTGTCAGGCATTGATTTAGACGACAAGTCAGAATATCCGTTTGACTGGTTTGAATCCTCCAATCTGTACGAGGAAGGATTGCAACGATGCGGATTTTACAAGCTAATGCAAGAGGACGATGTACAGCTTGGCGATGTCGTCCTAATCCAAGTCGGCGCTGATGTGGCTAATCATGCCGGGGTTTATTTAGGTAACCAAATGATGATACACCACAGTGAGGATAGATTGTCTGTGCGCGTACCGTACAACGGATTTTGGCTCAAGCATACTCACTCAATATGGAGATTTAAAGATTGGTACAAGTTAAATTTTACGGCGATCTTAAACGATTTGCAGATAGCCCGATAGAGTTAGAGGTTAGCAATTTTAAAGAGCTTATGAGCGGTCTGTTTACGCAGATTAAGGGGCTTAGACAACATATCCGCAAAGGCTATTATAAAGTCCGCTTTGGTAGCAAGTATCTATCCGAGGATCAACTCAAGACAACGCCAATCATTGACCTTAAAGATGGTTGTACGGTGCATTTCACGCCGGTGATTTCCGGGGCTGGGAAAGGTATTGGGGTAGGACAAATTATTTTAGGTGCAGCACTCATCGCAGCAGCCTTTTTTACTGGGGGGGCATCAATTTCGGCATGGGGGACAGGTGCAATGATGATGGGGGCGATGGGGGCATCGATGGTGCTATCAGGCGCGATGACCTTGCTCACAAAGGTGCCAAATATGGACACAAAATATAACGAGGGCGAGAAGAAACAAAGCACCTCGTTTAGCAATATCAAAAACTTAACCCCACAAGGGAGACCAATCCCTTTGCTGTACGGAAAAATGCTAACAAGTCTTGTGCTTATATCGCAAGGAGTTGAAGCGTTTGATGACATGATAGACACAAAAGATCAAACAAAGAAAAACTCAAGACCATTCTTTTTTGGAAATTAATTTAGGGATTTGTTATGGGTGGTAAAAAAGGTGGCGGCGGACATACTCCGTACGAGGCGCCGGATTCTTTGCGCTCGGCTCAAAAATTACGCGCAATCGGCCTCATTTCACTTGGACCAATTAAAGGGCCTGCAAACAAGTGGAAAGACACGTATTTTGACAATACGCCAATCCAAAATGCAAACGGCGTAGATGATAATGATACCGGTAGTTTTAACTTTACAAATACCGAGATCCAATACAATTTGGGATATCAAGACCAAAAACCGTTAGAGGGATTTGAGGCATCTGAGCGTGAAGTCTCCGTTGGAGCAGAGGTAAAGCAACAACATCCTATTACGAGATCGGTGATAGATCCTGATGTTACACGCTTACGTCTGACGATCGGCATAAATGCCTTAATCTCACAAAACGATCAAGGCGATACCAACGGCACATCGGTTGATTTCCAAATTTTAATCAACAGCACACCGCGCGGAACGTATCAGATCGAGGGCAAATCATCATCTCGATTTTACCGCAGTTACATCATAGATGATTTACCGCCAAGACCATTTACGGTTACTGTCAAACGCGTGACGGCGGATAGCAAATCTCAACGCTTACAAAATGGTACACATTGGGTAAGTTACACAGAGATTATCGACACAAAATTAAGCTATCCGAATATGGCGATTGTCGGCATCAAGACCGATAGCCGGTACAACCCAAATTTTCCCAACATCAATTTTTTGCTGTATGGGCGCATTATCAAAATCCCGACAACCTACAATCCTGAGACGCGCACATACGCACCGGGATTGTGGCGAGGTGATTTTAAAATGGGTTGGACCAATAACCCAGCATGGATTTTTTACGACCTCATCACCGATAAATTAGCCGGTTTAGGTCAGCGCATTGGTGATTATGGCATTGATAAATTTATGCTGTATGAGATTGCCAAATATTGTGATGAGCTTGTGGATGACGGCTACGGTGGCAAAGAGCCTCGCATGGTATCTAACTTATGGATTACCGAGCAACGTGAGGCATACAACGTACTGTCTGATATGGCGTCCGTTTTCCGCGCGATTACCGTTTGGGACGGCACGCAATTTACCGCAATCCAAGATAGACCGGCTGATCCCGTTTGTTTGTACTCTCAATCAAACGTAAAAGACGGCAAATTTACCCGTCAATACGCCGCAGGTAAGGCTATTTTTACCGCTGTCGAGGTTGAGTATGCGGACGAGCGCAACCTATATCAAAAAGCGATTGAGTACGTCTCCGATGATCGTATGATTGCCCGCTACGGCTACAACGTTAAAAAGATGACCGCTTACGGTTGCACATCACGCGGTCAGGCTCACAGATACGGTAAGTGGGTATTGGAGACATCACGCCTTGAGCAATGCACGATTACCTTTGCTGTTGGCCGACAAGGATTAATGCACTTACCCGGCGATATTATCGAGGTTGCAGATAACAACTATGCCGGCAAAGTTTTGGGCGGCCGAGTTGTTGCAATCAGTGGTAAAAAGGTCACATTAGATCAGCCTGTAGAGATTAAGGGTGAGAGCTATCTAAACTACATCACCGCTGACGGTTTGGTAAAAATCAAAATTAAATCGGTGGACAAGACTAATCCGGCAACCGTTGATCTTGATAGTGTACCGCAAGGGTTGAGTGTTTTTGATAACTGGGTACTTAAATCAGGCGTAGTATCAACGCAACTCTACCGCGCGTTAGGCATCACCGAAAATGACGATGGAAGCTATACTATTACCGCATTACAACATGAGCCACAAAAACAGGCGATTGTTGATGGTAGTGCGAGCTTTATGCCGTCAGTTACTACGGCTCATGGCGCAGGTGTTAACAAGCCAGCCAATGCCGATGTGAGCTTTGGTG